AATGTGAGGTGACGAAACTGGTAAACGTGTCAGTCTGTTTAACTGATGTCTCTGGCGGGACTTGTAGGTTCGACTCCTACCCTCACAGTAAAAATATATTTATCTTTGTGTAAAATCTACACCTTCCATATGGTCATGTTCGTGCTGAAAAATTCTTGAAATAAATCCATCTAACTTCTTTTTGTGTAATTTTTTATCTTCATCTTCATATTTGACAACAATTTTAGTTGGTCTACAAACATTTATAGTCTGATCTGGGAATGAAAGACACCCTTCTTCAAACCAAGTTGATTCTCCATATGTTTTAACAATTCTTGGATTAAAACAAGTAATTATTTCTTCCGTCTTAATATCAACCATCATACAGAATGCTCTCTCCCAAATACCAATTTGATTTGCAGAGAGACCAACACCATTGTAATGTATCATATTTTCTTTTAATAATTCAGATAACTTATGACGATCTAAATTATAACTACACGAGTTAATGCGATGATGAAATAACTGATGCTCTGGTTTAATTAGTTCTTTTATCATTAAAATCCTGACTGAAACTTCTGCCATTCAATAGCATTTTTGATTTGATATGTGCGATTTGAAACAGTTCTTATAATTTCTTCAAGAAATTTAAGTATAACATCATAATACTTTATCTTCATCTCTGCTGCACTTAACTTCTCATCTGCCTCCATATGCCTTTGTATTGCGTCTTTCTCTCTAACCTTATACGGAAATGGATCTTCTGCATAAACTTCTGCAGATGCCTTTCCAGTATAGTAGTTGTGTCTTTCTAGACGAATACGATTATATGAGTCTCTTGCCTTCTCTCTCAGTAACGAAATAGTATTATATATCGTGTAGTATTTTGAATGAAGTTGAGGTATTTTTAATGATTCATTATGTAGATTATCAGGATCAATGGTTGCATCACGCTCCCACATCTCTTGAATTTTTTCAAGGTTCATAGACGAGTTCTACCATCCGTATCAAATATATTATATACAGTATAACGCATAACTGCCTCTGCTGTAAAGTAGTTTATGTCGGTCTCTGTAGCATCAAACTCTAAAGAAGTTAATCCAACTGGAAATAAGTCGTTGAATCTTACAATCGCAACATCTTTAAAATTACTATTCAGTATGTGTAGACTACCATCACTGAACACTTCCTTTTCATCTCTTACACCATCATCATTTGTAGTTTGATCTTTAAATTGTTGAGGTGTTTCTGGGAATCCAATTCCTTTTAACCAATTATGCATTGCCATATAGTTTTGCATATTTTCATCTACAAGAAATCTTATCGTAAGATCTCCGTAAGTAAGTTTCTCACCAGGTATATCAATATCTTTTAAATATGATGGTTGAACAGCAGTTCCAAGTGATAACTCAGGTATTCTAGCAGAGTTTGAGAAAAAAGAAACCTTCGGATATTTCGCCAAGGTAAATTTAAATCCAACTGGTGCTAGAAAATTACGATTCTGTATCTGGTTAGCAAATGGGTCAGCCATTACTCACCTCCACCACCATTACCACCACCGCCGTTTCCACCACCGTTTCCACCGCCATTGCCACCGTTTCCACCATTTCCATTACCACCATTTCCATTACCTCCGTTACCACCATTGCTATCATTATCATCTCCACTGTCAGAACGATTATCAGGTGCTAAACGACCACCATATCCCATACGATATCCTGTTGGAATCTTCTTGCATTTCTTATCAGTAAAGCAATAATATTTACCAGGAGGACATTTCTTTGCTTCTTTCGACTCTCCTACAAACTCTTTAAAAGTTTTTTTTGTTAGTGTACTTTTGTTCATGTAATTTATGAATTCGTTTGACGCATCAACCATGTCATTTATATCCTCAAGAGATAGTTTTTTAACAGGAAATATATTAGACCATCTATAGCTTAAATCCATAGGGTCTTGATAAGCATTGGTCACTATATAACTCCACAATGTCTTATCAAATCCTGCTACTGGATTAGTAGCATTTCCACTGAAACCAGTATTACCTGTAGTGGATGGATCTGTATTTATTGTGGGAGTTTCTTTTATAAACTGACCAAACTTTTTCACTCTTCTATAATTAAGTTAAACCACTCTTCACTCATACCCTTAATTATATCATCAGCAGATTCCTGATCTTGTGCATATCCTTCACGGACTAGATGCTCAGAAACCTTCTTGTAATTTTGATGAGCCTGTTGAGTTTCTTTAGGACTTGGTTTCATCGTACTTGTAGTTTTATATGTATTTAGACAAAAAAAGAGACTCCCGAAGGAAGTCTCTTTGAAAAGATATGTAATATCTGAATTACATTAGGTTTGCAACTTTAACTCTTCTGTAGTATACGTTTGAGTTACGAGCAAGAACACCAGGATTTGTAAGAGTAGCACCTTTAGCAAATGGGTTTGCAACGATACCGTATCTTGTCTTAAATCCAATTTTTGGCTGGAATGAATTCTCACCAACTGCTCTTACCATCTGTAATGGTACATATGGGCAGTAGAATATTCCTGCGTCATAAGGAGATGTTCCTTTATAACCTGCAACGTAGTACTGAGAAGCAGCAACGTTTGCAGCATATGGGTCGATGTATACTCTGAACTTACCTGCAAGTACACCAGCAAATGTGTTGCCTGTGTCATCTACATTTAAGTTAGCATTAAGTGCTGGAGTGTAATCAAGTACACCTGCCATTGTTAATGCAGAAGCAACGTCAGCAGAACAAAGGATCATGTTGCCCTTTCCTCTACGAGTTCTTTGTGCGATTGCGTTCGCATCTCTTTCGATCTGGAAGATCAAACCTTTGAACTTCTCAACAGACCATCTTCCGTTTGAGTCAACGTCTAAGTCGAAAGTACCTGCGGTTGCAGTGTTTACAGCAGCACCTGTTTCAGCAACTGTATAGATTGTTCTGATAACTTCTCTGTTTATCTCAGCAAGTATCTCTGTTGAAAGAATATTTGCTAATTCAGCTTCAGCATTCAATCCGTGAATTGCCTTAAGGTCTTGAGCAAGCTCTAATGAGTACTCTGCCTTTAGTGCTCTGGATCTCGCAGTAACAGTGATCTTCTCGATTGAGAATGCCATCTGATGGAATGCTGCTGCACCAGTACCGTCTAATGTCTCAGACTCAGGTGTAGACATACCCTGACCAACGTTATATGTTGTGCCAGTTGCTCCAGAGATTGGGTTAAGTAGACCTGGGTTAGATCCTGACTGAGCAGTTGTACCTAAACCAACATCACTATCAACCATTCCTCCTGTGTTTGATCTGCCTTCGTTCTGTCCAGAGAATGCAGAATCTACCTCGTTGTAGAATGTCTCATCTCCTGATGGACCTTCAAGACGAGATCTCATTGCGAATATAAGTCCTGTTGGACCATTCATTGGTTGCACACCTGCAAGATCATATGCCACTAAGTTAGGCATTGCTCTTCTAATCAATGAGATTAGAACAGGGTCGAAACCTGCTACTGGTGATGCTGCTGAACCACTGAAACCAGGATTTCCTGTTCCACCTGGATCTGTGTTTACTGTAGGTTGTTCTGATAAGAACTCCCTTTCTTCTCTTAATGCTTTTTCTTGGTTTTCCAAGAGAACTGCAGTTACCATTCGGCGATGAGGGTCGGATATTTTATCCTGTCCTTCTGCATTTAGTAGGGGTGCCCACTTCTCTTGTAAAGCCTCGGTATTAATAGGGGCTTGCATTTGAAATTTTCCTTTAAATGTTTAGTTTGAATTTATGATATAAAAATCATTTTTTAGAAACTCTTGTCAGAGTCTTAAGATAAGCTTCCATAGATGGACTATGGGTTACGGTATCAACTGGTGAACCTGCTTCCTCTGTTAGATTTTCTGTTTGGTTTCTTTGAGCTTTTTGTGTTGGGAAATAAGATTCTCTCAACGTTCCAAGCTTCTCACGGTATGCTGTTTCACTTTCAAACTCAACATTTTCTACTAAACCAGCCAACTTGTCCTTTTGTGTTTGGGCAAGTCCCTCAGTTACTTCTGCAAATACTACATCGGATACCGATTCGGCTAATCTCTTATTTAGAGCAACATTCTTTTCGATTTGCTCGTTGAGTTTACCTTCCATTTCATCAAGTTTATCTACCATGCTCTCGATGACATCATATTTTTCTTCAGGGATTGTTACATAATGTTCTTCAAAAAGACTCTTCATTCCAGATATGAATGATTCAGTCATTTCTTCTTTAAGACCAGACTCGACTGCAAGTTGATTTTCTGAAATCCACTCGTCAGCAACATACTCAAGGTATGAGTCTACACGATCTTTTAATTCTTCTTTAATAGAAGCAACTTCTTCTACGAGTTTTTCTTCGTAAGAAGCAGTTAATTCTTCTTGAATACCTTTTACTTTGGTATTGATAGCAGCTTCAAATATAGTTGCTGCTTTCTCTTTGAATTCTTCAGAGAGTTCTTCACCTTCCACAAGAGCATTGATGTCGTCTTCGACAGAATACTCAACTGTTTCTTCTTCTTCGACTACTTCTTCAGTAGTTGACTCTTCTTCAGAAACCACTTCATCCGTTGTTGTTTCTTCTTCAGAAACTACTTCGTCAGTAACCTTCTCATCTTCAGTTACTACGTCGCCTTCGACTTGATCCTCTTCCTTCATTCCTGCAGGAGTAGGTTCAGCTGGTTTCGCACCTTTATTGACAATATCCTTAACTTGTTTAAGTGTTTTGCCAGGTGTGTTTAGTTTTGCCGAATCATCATCGGGCTTATAGTTTTGAGGAGTAGGACCACCTAAATCTTCAACGGTGCCAGTTTGACCAGGAGTTGCTCCTGTTAGACCTGGCATCGCATCAGCTTTAGCAGCGCCTTTAGTTACTGCGTTTTCCATTTCTTGTAAATTGCTACCAACGGACATTTTATTGTTAGATTTGTAATTTTAATCTGTATTTATTTATAGAACTTAAAGATTTGATAGAAAATCGTTGAATAAATTCAACTTTTGTTCTTCCAATTTTCTTTGATCTACAAGAGTGTTTATTCTCTTTTGTGTTTTTTGTGCGAGTTGTTCACGAAGAATTCCTCCTTCCCAAATCCACTCTTTTCCTTCCATTATTCCAGACACAAATGCGTCAGGTGCAGAAGGATCGGCAACGATATCAGCAGCAGTTGCTAACATGAAATCTTCACCTACAACTTTGCATCCACGAAGATCTTCTTTTAGTGATCCAACACCACGAGAAGATACTCCAAGAGTTACACCTTCACCGATAAGATTTTGTGCAATCTTACCCATAGGTGTAGAAAGAAGTTGTGCCTTTCCTCTAAAATTATTTCCCTCTTGAACGAGAGATGTAATCTTATGAGATACACGATCAAGATTTACAGTAGGACCATCAGGATGTCCGAGTTCACCTAATGCTCTACCATTTTTTACGAAACTTTCATTGTATCTACTAACTTCTTTTGCAAGAGTATTAATAGGATACATTCTACCATTGCGGTTTTTAATTTCACCTTGAAGGAATACACCTTCAATAAACATTTTCTTTTTGTCTCCTTTACCTTCTACGATAAATTTAACTTTTGCTACTTCTTCAGTAATGAGTTTCATTAGTGACCTCCTGCTACTTGAACTTCTGTGATATGGGTTTTAGTAGAACCACCAGTTGCAACATCAACTAATACTACTCTTCTAAGTTCACCAGTAATGTTTCCAGTTGCTTTATCACTTGACCCAACACCAATAACAACTTTACCAGATCGACTACTTTCAAAACCTGATGTTCCATAATTTGCTGGAATGATTTGTGTAACTGAAGCAGATGTGGTATTAAAACCAGTTGCACCAGTAACTTCAATTGTATCACCTACAGCAAAGGGTGATTCAATTCCAGATGGAAATGTGAATGTTGTTGTTGCATTTCCTGTAGTTACACCAACAACATTTGATGATGCAACCTTTTCCTTGAAAATAACTGAAGTATCTGCAGCAACAAACAAACTACTATCAGTAGCTGCTTCAGCACCTGTTCCAACTTCAATGAAAGAATCTGCGACAGGTGTTACTCTGATGTAACCTGATTTTAATGCTACTGTCCTACTATTACTTCCTGTTACGGAACCAAGTTTTTGTACGACCTTTAAAGATGCCATTTTTTATAATCAACCTAATAGTGTTATTTATGCTTCCTCTTCTGTAGAATCTTCCACAGGTTCATCAGAAACTTCTGTATCTGCAATAGACGGATCAAATAATTGCGATGCAATATCTGGTCGTTGAGAAGTAATCCTCTCAGCAGCCTTTGCATATAATGTATCTTTGATCGAATCAGATATATCCGCTGCGGATTTATCGGTTGCAATCATATCAAGTAATTCATCCATATTTAATATTATGTTAAGATATCTTGACTATTTATATCTCCGCAGACTTAACATCTTTTTGAAATTCTGCATCAGTTAATTTACCTGCAGAATCATCAGGGTCTTCATCTGTTGGAACTTGACCTAAATCTAAATTTTCTCCATCTAATGGTTGACCTGTTATTGGATCAACTGCATTAGGATCTGGTATAGTTCCATCCGCAATTTCTTTTTTAATTAAATCATCTTGCTCTTCAATCTCTTGATCTGTCTGACGGAGAACTTTTGTTCTAACATAATGATTTGAAAAATACTTACCAATATATGGTTCAATTGTTGCTAGAGTTCCAAGTCTTTCATTCATTAATTCTGATTCTTTTAATTCAGCAAATTGATTATCATATAAGAAATCATATTGAATATGATCACTTAAAGAATTCCAATCTTCTGGTGTAATTATATTCTTTAAAATTAACTGTGTTTTAAGTAAATCACTGAATAAATTTCCAAATCTTTTTCTAAGTCTTCCTACAAATTTTGCAAACTTTAATTCATCTCTTAATATCTCTGATGATCTTCCTAAATTAAATCCACCATCACTTGCAATTCTTGATTCTGGAACTCCTAATGCACGGTATAATTTTTTCTGAAAGTATTCAATGTCTGTAAGTTCACCTAAGTTTTGTCCACCAGGTAATGTTGTGATTTCAGTTCCTCTTCCACCCTCTCTTCTTGGTAGCCAGAAATCTTCCATCATAGACATGAATTTACGATCATCTCTAACTTCACCAGTATTTGCATCGTAAACTAACTTATTACGATAACGACTCATTACTTCTTTCAAGTATTGTTCTGCTTTTACCTTTGGAAGATTACCAACATCAATATAAAATATTCTTCTTTCTGGTGCTCTTGATAATCTATAAATTACAAGACTATCCTCAATCATACGAAGTTGATTAAGTGCCTTGATTGCTTTATGTAAGTAAGATAAACAAGTTCCTTTATTACGATCAAATAATCCTGATGTTACATGACAAACTGAATCTTTTGCTATTTTAATTTGCCCCTTTCCACCTGCACCTGCAGCACTTGCATACATCGTTGTAGGATAGTTTGGTTTAGGTGTATAGATGTAATACTCATCTATCTCAGGATATTCTGATTTTTTAGTTCCATTTCCTGCAAGTGGATCTAATGGTAAATTACCCTTATTTTTTGTTCCCTTTTCTTGACGAACAAATTTCATCTTCATCGGATCAACATATCTGATCTCTTGAATACCGTCTTGTGGTCTCTTGGTATCAATAACTTTTATGTAATATAATCTTCCATCTACATACCAATTCTTAAATATTTCGTGAGACTTCTTATCAAAATCCATCATTTCTTTGATGCTTCTGAATTCATCTCTAATTTTATCTTTTAATTTATCAGTTGCATTAACATTTGATAATTCTATTTCTACAGGAGAATCATATAAATCACTGACTATTCCTTCATTTACAACATCTTCAATCGCACCATCACATTCTGGGTGAAGTGACATCTCACGATATCTTTTGATTAAATCATACTCTGTACGATATACACCTTCAATATCAACATACTGTCCATAAAAACCAGATTGCACAAAATAGTCAACCCCGTCCTCGTTTGACCGAGGAACGGGTGAGACTACTGAATCGGGAGTATTTTCCGAATCATCAATTGAGAATCCAAAGAGTTTTGCCATCGTATAATTTTATTTCTTTTATTATAGCACTATTTATCAGTTTTAACTTATGCTCTCTCCTCCAGCATTTTCACCGACACCTTTGATAGATTCAAAGTATAGTACTTGTAATTCTACCGTGAACTCCTCTATTGTGTCAACTGTTTCATAAGATAAGTCAACCTGACTTATATTTGTTGGGAAGACATCATAGAATCTGTAACTTCTAAGTGTTGATCCATCACGATCAAGTTGATGAACATAAGCATCTTCTTGATAGTCTGCTGGATTGTTTGCACCAGTTGCATCAGATAATCTATTGATTGAATTCATCCACTTTTCAAAAGCAGAACGAATTGAGAAATCAGTATCGTTAATAACTGTAATAGTCCAAGTATCAAATGTTCTATCACCTGCTATTTTTAAGATTCTTCCTCTAAAGTTAACATCAATTGGAGTGATGTTAGAGGCAGGTAATGCAGCTGCCTTAACTAAGAATCTTGCCTTATCCTTTACATCATTGTCGATTGCAATTTCCTCTGGAAAAGCAAGTTCGACTTCAAAGAGATTCGGTCTTGCACCACCACCAACTAACTTACTTTTAAAGTCAGTGATTCTTCTTAAAGGTGGTCTATTAAATTGGGTTGCCATTTTTTTTAATTACCTCGTTAAACAGAACCGACTACTTCCTCGAATGATACACCTGTTCGTGTAGCAACGAAGGTTAGACCGATGAAGTTAATGGATCTTGCAGGTTTAATGAATATGTCTGCGACAAATTCATTATTATCTATGATTGCAGCAGTGTTATTTGTTTCATCACAGATAACTCTGAAATCAAAGATTCCTCGTTTTGCCTGTACATCACGGAGGAACGGTTCAACAATATTCACAAAGTTTGTTCTTGTGATTTCATCGTTGAATTCAAACATCTGATCTCTTGCAGCAGATGATATTGCATTTTCAAGGAAGATAAACAATCTACGAACGTTTATTCTATCAAATGCTGATGATTTGCTAAGTCCAGTCTTATCACCGAAGAGAACTATTCCTCCACCAGGTGAGAATATGATTGGATTTATTCGATTTGAATACAACTGGTCTCTCTGAGTTTGAGATGGGTTGTATGCTAGTTTAACTGCATTGAGTATTGCACCTCTTGCAGTTCCTGCTGGTGAGAACCAAGGGAAGTTGTTAATATCGTTTCTTGCACATAATCCAGCAATGTCTCCATTCATTGGAACATATCTGAATGTGTCTGCGAAACGGTCATACATGTATTTGTAGGTACTGTCAAATACTGCGAATGATGAGGATGAAACAGGAGCAAAGAAACTAATTACGTTATCAGTAATCTGTGAGTCGTTAAAGACTGTTACAGATCCTGCAGTTCCGTCACTGAGGAATGCACCTCTATTTGGTGAAACAAATGCAACTGCATCTTTTCTTATTTCAGCAACAGATATAATTTTGTTTGCTAATGATTGTGCTGTTTCTTTAGTATGATTACCAGAACCCATTAGAATAAAGTCTGCTGAGTTTAAGTTATCATCTTCAAAGAGTGAATAACCATTTGCTAGTCCAGCTAAAGTTACTTGGAATGCTCCAGTAGCATCTTCGTCTGCACCACCATCATAGTTTTTACCACCAGCTAGTGTTAGTGTGGTTACACCGATACCAGCAAATCTAATACCTTGTGCATTTTGATCCCAACCCACATCAGTTTTAAGATCAAAATCTGTACCACCAACATCAAATGCTGTAGTAACGATACCTGCAGGTGCTCCACCAGCAAATATGTTTGTTGAATTATTGTAAGTGTACTTTCTCCAGTATGAAGGTGATCCTAATGAATACTCACCATCTTTTGCTTTTGAAAGTGATAAGTGCTTCTCTAAAATTGAACCTGCATTACCAGTTACCTCACCAGTATCGTCTATAACAACAACATGAACTTCATCAAACCTTGAGTCACGGGCAGCAGCAAATGATGATGTGCCAGGACGATCTGCAATATTATTCCAGTTGATTGAGGAGTTTGTTAGTTGTATTGACTGTGAATCAAACCAATCTGTGTTAGCAGTTGGTGTTCCTGTTGTATATGAGGATGACTGTCCATTAGTGTGAATAGCAACTGCAGTATTTCCAAACTTGTAAATACCATTTGGTTGATATCCTACTTCTGTGCTGACACCTGCGTTTGTTACTGACTCTAGTATCTTAACAGAAACTTTTTTATTGGTTGAATCAACTTCAGTAACTATTCCTTTAAAGTAACCAGTTAGAAGTGATGTTGTACCAGAACCTGCAACAACTGTGTTTGCTGGAATACCTTGTGTTACACCATAACCAACAGCAATATTTGTTGGTAGTGAACTGAAAGTTAATATTTGATCTGCTAGATCATCTATGATTGCAACTTTTAAACCATTTCCCCATGAGCCAGGATTTCTAGCAGCAACAGTTACTCCAGTAATTGTTGTTCCATCATATCCTAGATCGTTATAGTCTTCTGTGCTTTTGATCTTAATACTTCCTGCTGTTCCAGCAAAAGCATTTTTAAGATCATCGTCATCTGCTCTAACAACTCTTAGAGGACCACCATATGAAAGATATGATGATGCAGTCATCCAATACTCATAATGCTTATCAGCAGAGTATGGTTTTCCAAAATTATCTAATAAATCTTGCTCTGTCTCCACCAAAATTGGAAGGTCAACTGCTCCTTTGGCAAATGGACCAACAAGAGCACCAACTTTGTCCGATGCTGTGTCTACACGACCAACGGTTAAGTCAACTTCTCTAACTACAATTCCAGGAGATGCTAAATTTAGTGGCATCTTTGTTCTCCGAATCTCAGATTATTTCTGAAATTATTTATTAAAATATCCTTTTTCATGTAGTCTACATGCAACTAAGTTATACTTATTGTCTGCGATCCGTCCTTATTATCTGTAATAATTATTTTTTTATTTGGAAATGAGTTGGATAATAATTTTTTTAACTTCCAATATTTAAATGGATTTTCCATATCATAGACCTTCACTCCAAAAGTTATCCACTGGAGTTATATTTCTTGATACAAAGTATAGTCCTACATTACATACAAACCAGTTAATGTTTATTACCCAAGTTTGTCTCCACAGATACTTTCGATTTGATTCAACGATGTAGATATTTCTTTCATTATCCATTCTTTTAACAATTTGTTCCAACACCAATGCAACAACAAATCCAATTGCATATATGTAAAAAGCAAAGTTAAGAAAACTAGAACTGAAAAGTAAAGCTGAAATCATCTATAATCCCACATGTAAGAACGATCACCGTATTCATCAGTATGCCATACATCTCCATCTTTGTCAACAAAGGTTGAATCTTCTAAACCAGTTTGAATAAACCCAAATGGTGCCATGTCCTGTTCAATCTGATTCTTCTGCTCTTCATATATCCTTTTTCTTATATCATTATCAGTCATTTCTTTGAAATAATCCTGCTGAACTAACCAAGCAAATATAACAAGACACATTGCTAAGTCATCATTACACCCTTCCTCTGCTTCAAATGAGTTGTGTTTCTGTGCAAATGTAGTTAATTCTGATATAACTTCGTAGTCACAAGTGATTAACTTATGATCTTCAATTAGTGTTTTCAGGTTACTGCAACCCAATTTCTTCACAGCAGCAGTTGTCCTAACACCTAACTGCGTTTTCTTTCCTGAAAATCCTTGACCAACTATCTGACCATTACGACCTCTCATCGACGCCATAAGTATATTCTCATATTCTAAATCATAATTCAAAATAGATGCAACCTGATCTCCAATATCATTTACTTCAACCAAAACATAAGCATTATTATACCCTTTTGCAACATCAAGTATTACATTTGGGAATAACATAGGTTTAATTTCATTATTTCTGTACTTAGCAATCACTTTATAAGGAAACTGAGTAACATCAAATACTATAAATGCAGAATAATCATTACCAAGTCCTCTTGCTACGTCAACTGTAACTATGTAATTATGATCTTTTTCTGGTTTTTCGTAAATATCAAGACCTGCGTTCTTGGTAATTGGGGTTTCATATACCATATTTCTCAATATGGAAGGTGCAATCAATGTGTTAATTGAACCTAAGAACTCACATTCAAACTCAACTTTGAATTGTTGCTCTGATGTATTTGCTATTGTTTGCTCTTTCCATACATCATCTCTGCCTGGTACTTCAGACCAATGAACATCTGTTGGGATATATTCGTTCTTTCCTCTCTCTGCATCGTGCCAATATCTATAAAAATGATTCATCCCGTGAGGGGTAGATACCATTATGACTTTGGTGTTTTTACCAGAAGTGATAGTAGGATATACTGAGGCAAAGAATGACTCAGCAATATGATTAGGAACAAAGGCAAACTCGTCCAGAAAAAGAATGTTGAAAGACATACCTCTGACAGCAGAAGCAGACGTACTTGCTGCGAGTATTTTAGAACCATTTTCTAACTCCAAACTTCCTTTATTCCAAGATATTATACCTTGCTGCATCCATTTAGGTAAATTCTCATATGCAGTTTGCAATCTACCTAATAAATCACGGGCAGTGGCTGCTTTGTTAGCAAGGATACCAATGTTTGTACTATCATTAAAAACAGCATAATGTAAAAGATACGATACAGATGTAGTAGATTTACCCGTCTGCCGAGGCATCTTACATATGTTGAAACGGTTATCATGGAAGTTTTTAATTAACTTTTCCTGAAAATCATAAGGATGAAACTGTGTCAATCCTTCATCAAGAGATACAATCTTAATATAATTTCTTGCAAAGTAAACAGGATCTTCTTTACACTTGACAAACTCTATTATCTGCTCCTCTGTAAATTCGTGAGGAGTATTTGCTCTTTTTAAATTAGGATTACCAAGGTATACATTATCAGTCATAATTTATCAGCAGTTCCACTTACGAAGTGCTTTATTTATTCTTGAATCTGGATCTCTTGCAGTTTTTGCGGAGGTAAGTTTCTTTTTCATACCTGTCATTCTCTTACAGAAAGATTTTCTACGATTTGCTGCTTTTGATCCTTTCTTTAATTTAGATGGTTTTGTTGTAACAGCAGTCTTTAACTTAGAACCAGGATTCGCAGCACGATATGATGCAACACCTTTTTTATTCAGTCCACCTGACTCACTCTTACCTGCCTTTCTTTGCCAAGCAGGACTCTTGGCTTCTTCAATCTTTTTTGAGTCGTCCTTATCCTCATAACCTACTTCCTCTCTCCAGTTTGAAAACTCTTCTGCCTTCACACAATTTGGATATCTTTTTCCAAACATAGTTTTCATACCTTTCTTTTTATAACCTTTCCAACACTTTTCATCTAATTCAACTTCTTCATACTTATTTCTACCTGATGGTGAGGGTTGTGTACTATCAAAATGAGGATTGTTTTTAGCAGCATCAGATTGTGCATCTCTCTTCTTAGTCAGCATTTTTGCTTTCTTATCGAGATAATTCTTCATCTCAACTGATTCTGATTTATTACCCCAGTTTGCAGCACCTACTTTACGACACTTAACCAATGCACCAGATGCATATGCACTTGGCCATACAGAGTATCTTGACTTGACTTTATGATAACAAGCATCTTTTGTGCCACTACCCTTACCCTTCTTATCTTTTGCTTCTCCTAGAACTATCTCATCTCCAATTTCTACATTGTTTTCTGTAAACCAACCACGATTTGCTTCAATTGCAAATAATACTTCACCATCTGAATATACTGGCAATACACTATTAGGTGTTAATTGTTTAATACTCTCAACAATTCCATCTTCTCTGACGAATGCAATATCAAGTGGTATACGAGTATTTTTCATATGGAATGAATGTTGACCCACCTCTTCAAATATAAAAAGCATTCCTTTATCTTGTTCCAAACTTTCACGGAACATAAGACCTAATCTAAATTTCGATTCGGTATTTGGTATTTCAACTTCTAATGGTAGATCAATATATCCTTCACTTGTTGCTGTAGTATGTTGCTCATCAGGTGTATTTGATGATAGATTTTTCTTAAGTTGTTTCTTTGAAATCTTTGGACCACCAATTGGATCACCATACTCATCTCTCTTAATCTCTTCTCTCCAGTTTGAAATATTTTCTTTAATACCTGCTTTTCTCAAAGTTTTTGCTTGTTTTGTATGTAATGCAACTGCTTTATCAAGTTGTGCTGGAACTGCATTTGCTGCTTTACCTGCGTCTTTTTTAACTTCCTCAGAGTCTCTCAATCTTTTTGCCTGACTCTTATGCATAGATACTGCTTTGTCTAACTCAGCAGGAATTTTATTAACTGATTTACCATAATGTGATTCTTTCATATGATCTGCTGCTTTATACATGGGTTTACCAGTCTTTACATTTTTCTTCCCTGCTTTGTAACCTTGATATGCTGGAGTATTACCTTTCTTATCAGCATTAGTTACAGTATAAGATTCTTTCATTTTCTTTTTTGGTTTATCAGTTGAAACATAAGTTGGTTTTGCAGCACCAGATTTTGCTTGCTGACCAGGATCTGCTTTCTTTTTTCTACGAGCAGCAGAAAGTCTTTCTGCTTTTGTCATACTAGCACGTTTTGAAGACGATACACATTTAGGTGTACCTTCACCTTTTTCATCACTTGCACAAGTTCCTCCAGTGACAACATTCACCCAACCAGGTTTGCCATCTTTTGATTTTGAACCTTTGAACCACTTGTGAAGTGAACCTTCTTTAACTGATTGTTGAAATGATTTCTTTATTTCAGACACACCAATAACATCAATTACTTCTGCAAAAGTTTGTCCATTAGAATTTTCTATAGTAACAGAATCGCTCATAAGAACTAAGAATCCTCTTTATTATTTAGTATTCCCTGTTTTAACATCTTTGATAGTTCAGAAGTTGAACCTACAAACAATGCATTATTTGTCACGTTATTTGTTGTTTGTTTTTTATCTTCATCTACTTCTTTAACTTTCTTTTGAAGATCCATTAACTTATCAGTTGTATCTGCAACTGACTTTATAATCTGTCCTGCAACTTCATATGCTCTGGCACTTCCACCCTCACCTGCAACTTCTAAAATACCGTTGAGTGCTTCTTGCCCTTTTTCGACTAACGAATATAAATTTGCACGAGTATAGTCATAGTCCTTTTTGACATCATCCTTAGTAGGTTCCACTTTTTGTGGTTTACTATTTGGAGTAACATCAATTGCACTACTAGTGTTTAACGCTTTATCAATAGAATCATAGTTAGCCATTGTTTTCATTAAATATCTTTCTGTTGAGTTGGACTATATGATTTGGAATCAAAGAAAGTTTCAACATTACCATTAAATCCAAAATCATCATCTGGTTCAACCAATAAATCGTCAGCTACTGTTAATACATCAAT